GCGCCGATGGCTTCGATGGTCGCCGCGTCCGTGAGCGCCGCACCTTGCTGCGCCTGCGCGATACCCGGCAACATTCCAGCTGCACGCATCTGCACTTCCGTACCGGCCATCTGCCGAGCGAGATCGTTCTCCAGCAAACCGGCAGCTTGGTTATAACCCTGCATCCGCAGTTGCGCCGAAAGATCCGCCATGTTCTTCGCAGTTTCCGCCTGCGCGACACCTTCTTGGATAGCCTGACGCGAACCACCAAACGCACCCGCACGCGCAGCCTGCGCCGATACTTGGTTCAAGTTTTGGAGCAACGCCTCTTGGCCGCGTGCGATAGCACGGTTCTCAACTTCCCCGATAAACGGGTTCATGTATGCGGTGACATCGCCTTGCAGGAACGAAGGAGCCTGATAGCCCGTCAAACCGGACACGGTCCCCGCCGCAGTCTGATAGAGCGGCATCGTGCTGCCAGCTTGGCGCTGCGCCATGCTAAAAGCTTGTTCCTGCTCCGGCGCAAAACCCGCAACAAGTTCGCCGCCATATGCCTGATAAGGACGGCTCGCAATTTCGTCCGCAAGACGGAGGTTTTGCTTCGTAACGTCTTCCAACCAAGCCGGTAGCTCAGTTTTCTGTGTCACAGTTTGTGCCGCAGGAGCTTTAGCGCCCATGTCAGTTTCCTTTTAGATCGAAGTCCATCAGGACCATCTTGGTCTTCCAACCAGCGTCCTTTAGGTACTTCTCATAACCCGGTCTGACCGCAGCCCGAGCAAACTCAATCCCATTATCCTTGGCCCACTTCACAAGCTGGCCCTTGAGTTCGATCACGCCGTTTAGTTCCCCGGCGGACATGAACACGTTTGCAAACTTTCTACGCGGGCTGACCGCGATCTCAGTGATGACAACTGCCCGGTCGTTATGGAACAGTTGCATCTCCCCTTTCTTCAGCGCCTCGACCACGTCCTCAAGAGTGTGGGTCGAACCCATGAGACGGAGAGCCTTCTCCATCTTTTTGAATAATGCCGCCTTAGATGTCTCGGTCTTTGCCGTCATTGATCGCCGTTGTCAGGACACCCGAGTTATTGACCGTTACCTCATACACCGTCCCGTTAGGCGCTTGCAGTAGGAGGCGAGGACTGGCTTCGCTTTGACTTACAGCAGGCTGGAACGCACGGCGGAGCGCGTCAATAATCTGGTTAAAAGCCCCAGAACTATAGGAAGGAGGGGCCGGTGGGAGGTAGATTATCACCGTCGTGGCCCCTCTGCAATGTCCATACGGATGGTCCCCAAAGACCAGAAAATGTCTTGGTTTGCTTCGATCCGCATCCGCACATCGCGGCTTGAAATGCGCGTGTCTACGTAACCATTTGTCCGTACAGTGTACGGACCATATGTCCGCTCCGCACCTTCCGGCGTTTGTCGGCCATAGAACCGGAAGCGCATGGACCCTGTGCCTTCGGCGTTCGCAGGCATCAACTGCGTGATTTCAATGCCCCGGTCGGACGGCGGGCCGAGGCCCAGTTGTGCGGTTTCCGCCCAAACCGTCCCAACGCGCGTCAGACCTGCCGCCAACCAGCCGTATTCGTGGTCGTAGATATGGTTGTCGGATCCCGACATCAGAGGCCGGTCACGTTCCGCAGCGGGGGACATCGCCGTCCGCTCCAGATAACCGAAAGACCACCAGTTCTCGGCGTAGTTCCAGATGGAGTAGCGGTCGCACTCATTGCTGTTCTCAGAAGGATGGAAAAACCATACTTCCGAAAATGCACCGTTCCACGCCGCAAAGCCGCGTAGACGGGCGGCGTTTAGGTTTACGTCGTTTATGTACCAGTCATAGATTGAACACGGCACGTTGATGATTGCGCCACCTTCATAAAGCCGGAAGCCAGTCTCAGAGTGCCAGACGCATTTGCCTTCGAAGGTGGCCGTGGACATCGGGGAAAGAAGTTTCGTTTCACCGATACGCTCGACTGTATAGATGTAAGGCAAGCTCGCGTAGCGGACGAGGAAAACTTCCGTGTCCGAGAACACCAACGCGCCTTCGCGCACGGGCACGATGGTGCGGAGCGGTGAGGTTGCCTCAACGTCGATGTAACCAGCCGTGTTCGTCGTGCTGGCGTAGTTCCAGTCCGTGAAATCTTCGCGCGAACTCCATGCAATGCGGCGAGCATTGTTGTCCGCACCAATCGCAATGACGTGCCGTTCCGGTGTCGTATGGACCGCAACTGCGTTTGCCACGACGTTGGTCATTGTTGCGGTACCAGCCGTCGCAGTCGTAGCAATGTTGGGCGTACCGCTCTGCGCGTAAGTAAAGGTCGTTGCCGTCGGTGTAGCTACAATGGTGAACGTGCCATTGTAAGCACCGCCGTTCGGTGTGGTCCCCGCTACAACAATGGTCCGCCCGACCGTGAAGTCATGGTGGTGGGAAACAGTGATTGTGGTCGTGCCACCGTTGTGCGCGACGGCAGTGATCGTCCGTTTTCCAATTTGCTGGACAACTTCTGACGGGGTGCTGCTGGTATAATAAAGTAAACGACCGTCGATGTTGTCCAAGCAAATGACATCTTCACCCCAGTTGGTGAAGGACCACATGCCTGCAACCGCCTGCCACAAAACAGACGGAACCGCACGGGCATCGCCGTAATCTTCTTCGTTGTAATCATTCGTCCCATAGCCAACACCACCCGCGTCATAAAGCGGGACGAGGTTCGGTGGGGACACGTCTACGTAAGAACCATCGACGAGCGCCTTTAATCGGTCCTCCTGCCCGACCAAAAGACGTTCGACGTTGTTATTGTCTTTCCAGACGTGCAGCGCACGTACCGTGGTTTCCATCGGGGACGAGCTAATACGCGCCCAGCCGCCCACGGGTTCAAGAACCCCTTGCCGCCAGCGGATTAGATTGACATCCCACCAACGATCAGGGTTCTCGTATGGTGTTGCCCCACGCACGACACCCGGTGGCAGTTTGACTGGAAAGAGAGCCATTTACGCCTCGTTTGTAGAAACCGGACCAGACGCGGAACGCCAGACTGGTTTCCCGAACCACGGTTTGCTTTGGCCTTCGGGCCAGCGTTTTCCGATGCAGCGTGACTTGGCAATCCGCGTCACGTTCACCGTGTTATCTTGGTTGCCGCCTAGCACATGGAAATGATGCTCGTCTTCAGCAACATAAAACCCAACATGCCCGCCGCCGTTGCGGGAAAAAACTAGCACCGTGCCGGGGACGGCGGTGGGGCAATCTTCGCCCCATTTAGCATAGGCACGCGCGGCAAGAAGATCCTTTGGTGGGCTAATCCCGTTTGTTTGCAAGCAGTATCCTACGTACAGCCCACACCACGGGATATCATCGTCGGTGTAGAAATCCTTGACCCACGGAGACATTGCAGCAGCCCAGCCGAGAATGACTGGATTGCTGGACTTGCCTGCCTGCTCATTGGTCCCGATTAATCGGCGGGCGGTAGTGAGC